CTTGATGGTAGTGGACAAGAGCCTCGATTCCGTTTGAATATCTAACAGTATTTCCTGGGATGCTTGCGCGTTCTTTTTGAGCAATGATGTCCACAGATCGCCAACGAGCCGATTTATCGTTAGCCATCCTGCCGCCCAGTCCTGCTGATTCTCTGTCCCAGATTTTCTTATTGAATCGGAAAGCTCTGCGTTCTTGTGGTTTGAATCCATTGTGTCCAACGTCCTTATCGTTTGCCATCGTTTCGATCAGTTTTTTACGGAAGAAATCTACGTCTATATCCAACCAATGAATATAGCTTTCGAGTCCTTCCCCCCATAAGAAATCATGCGCTGTCATTGCGTCCCATTGCATTGCAACAGGGCTTTTGAATGGTTCCAAGCAAGCGTCTTTTACAGCAAGCGTAATGACACTTGCAATCAGCATATGCTCTGGAATCCAATGACTTGGATGGTCGTCTGTCTCAATCATCTTCTTGCTATGCCTCCATCTGGATTAATCGGTGTGAACATACTCATGTTGATGCTGTCTTCGGGTATCTCGTAGCTGCCGAATGTCTCACCGCATCCGAGGCACACCCTGCGCCTCCAGGTGAACCCGTATCGTGTGTCCATGCGGGTTTCCTTCACATCGCTTCCTGTTCCTTTCGGACAGTTGCAATCTGGACTGTCAAGTCGTTTCATTCTTTTCCTTCAGCTTTGCTTCGATCAACCGAATGTCATCCCATCCTACGGTCGATGTTTCAGGCCACATCTCAATGATGTCCTTATTCGTCAGCCCGACCCATTGCCGTTGTTTGAGGCGCTTGATCTCTGCCATATGCTCGCGCAGCGACTCCTGAGTGGCTTCGAGCAGCGACCAGTCGCGTTCTGCCTGTTCGATGGCGGTGCGGAGGGCGGTGATGGCTGCGTCCTGATCCTGCTGAACCAGCGCCCCTACAATTTGCGGCCTTCCTCGCTCCAACGCCGCGAGCGCCTGCTTCATTGCTTCGATGCTCATTTCTTTAACTCCTCTATCGCTCTCCATGCCGGTCGCCATACCTCGCAGTCCTTGCAGGTAGGATCACCGCAATCTGGCTCGACATGAATGACCATCCTCTCGATGATCTTCACCAACTGCCCGACGATGGCTTCGTGCTCAATGACCGTCATGCACGGAATGCCGTCGATCATCCTTGTGAATTTTGGTTTCATCTCTCACCCTTTGCTTTCAAGTCTTTCGCCTCATATGCCACATCCAGCGCCGCCTGCGTTTGTACGATCAATTCGCTGTCAACGTCAGGTCGCTGATTCAATTCGCGCTTGCGAACAATCAGGGCATAGATCACCTGATCCAATAGAGCGTCACTCAAATGCAGTACATGAGTCATTTCAATCCCCCAGCAACGCGCCAATGTTCGTTCTGTAAGTCGGCTCCACCAGCGCTCTGATCTCAGCGGGAATCTTCGGCAGCGGGAACCATCCCACATACCAGTCATCTTTCCCGTCCCACCATCCTGTCGAGGCAATGCCTGCCTTGTTTAGCAGGAGAACCTTCGGGCCTGTCGGACAGTTCGACATTGATCGGAACATCAGATCAGCGTCTGTAATTGCCTCCTGGTTGATCATGCTGACTCCATGAACTCCGATTCGATACGCTCGATCTCAGCGTTCGTGAGCTTGCGCTCAAGCCACGGAGCAGGACGTCCACGCCGATCCATGATCGTGAACTCACCAACCTCTGCCCACCCGTAGTAGTCCCAATCGCTTGCAGCGTTGCGGCTATACGATCCTTGGCTAACGTACACATCAGCCTCAACCAAGCAAGGGATTCCAGCGATTCGTGTCTCGATAATCATTTCAAGCCCCCCTGCGGTTGAACAATGTTTGCGCGGTGTCTTTATCCATGTTTTTCTGAACATAGCGCCATGTGTATGACATACCGCCCTTGCAATGTGATGCGTAGTTTTCGCACAGTTTCCACACGCTGAAGGTGTTGCCATCTGTTCCAAAAGCGTACTTGATTCCGCGCTTGTTCGTCTTTGTTTCAATCAATTTTGTCATGTTCGCTGCTCCTGCTGTGTGTGTGTCGATGGATGAATCATCCCACACTTTCTATCGTTTGTGTAAACTTTTTTGGAATATTTTTTAATCGTTCTTCCGATTCCAATAGAAGATTCCTAACGTGGAAGTCATCGCACAACTGGCACAGGTAGATCAGACCGACAACGACATCCTGTGCTTCTCGATGATTGGGACAAGTTGCCTCTGGGCTTCTGGCTGACAATTTGCACCTCCATCTGCTATGTGTTGAGCCAGAATGTCTGCCAGTCTGCTGTCTGTCCTGGCCCCTCTGCTGATCTCTAGGATTGCCTGTGCGCTCTTGGGGTACTTTGCCCAGTGCAGGAAGTCGAAAGCTGGTGTCCTGATCTGTGACACAGCATCCTGGATGATTGCCTTTCCCTCTGGAGTGATCTGCTTGGGAGGAGGTAGCGCAGCAGGCTTGTGTTCTGCTGCCCTAAACTGCTTGCACAGTTGTATCCATTGAGCAAGGCTTGGTGGCCAGTCAGGAGGGTCTCGCTGGAGGTGGTCTAGCACCATCCTAATCGTGTCAGCAGGCACGGATCGCAACTGAGCTTCCCAGGCTTCCTTCGCCGCCTCGATGTCATCAGCATTGCTTCCAAGATTCGCAATGACTTTCGGCTTACCCCAAAGCAATGCAAACCGTTCAATCAATCGCTCGCAATATCTCATCGTCGTTCCCAATGTTGGTGGTCTTGCGACCGATTGCATAGTCCCAGAGATCATCCTTCGTTGACTCGACCTTCACCCACTCAGACTTAAAGCCTTGCCAGTTCCGCGCCACACACTCCCTGAGAGCAGCATCCAGAGACCATCCGGCCTTCTTCGCCTCCTTCCTGATCGCGTCCAGCACAGTGTCGCTGACAGTCGCTTTCTTGAGCTTGCGATGCGCCAAGAAATCCGTCCAAGTCTGATCGGTCACTTCATCGGGCTTGGCAACTACAGGCGCACTTGTGCGCTTATTCTTTTCCTTTGGTTCTTGGTTATTGGTTCTTGGTTCTTGGTTCTTGGTTAGTTGAACGCTAGTTGAACTAGTGTTGAACACCTGTTCATCATCTGTTGAACTTGTGTTCTTCCTGCGTTCAGCAGATGCTTTGCCAGCCCTGCTTTTCTTCTCTTGATTGGCCCTGTAAGCCTCAATCTCAGCATCGCAGCGCGTGTGATTCCACGCTCCATTTTCGAGCTTGAAGTAGGAAACAAGGATCAGTTTGACGGTGTTTTCATCTGTCCCAAGCTGAAACGCAAGGGATTGAATGTCGTCCGGCAAGGATCGCTCCCTGTCGTAATACATCCAGATCAGGCGTAGGTAGGCCATTGACTGAGCATCTGTCAGCCTAGCCGTAGCCTTGATGAAGTCACCAATGTGGTGAGGGTAGTAATGCACGAACAATCCCCATCGGTGGACAGACCCAGGGTGAGAATTCCGGGTTGAGCCACACTGACGTGTAGAGATACGGGCCTGAGACCGTCCCCGATGGAGACTGCTTCATGCCCAACCTATGCGCTTCTCACGGCGCTCCCCTATGCTACTCAACAGGAAAGAATGCGTCAACAGTTATCGGTGCAACAGTCCGCAACTCGGCCAGAATCAACCCTGCAAGCTGCCTGTGCTCTGCCTGTGTGGTCGGATCAAGCCTCTGCTTGAGGTAGTGGATCCATGACCTAAGAGTCCCATTCATATACATCCGACTACTGGTCAACCCTTCCGGCAACAGCACCCTGGCTTGCTCTTTTGCAATACCCTGCTTCATGGCCTCGGCATACAGCCTGTCAGTCTCTTTAATCACCCAGGACTGCACTTGATCCCACCACTTTGCAAGCTCCTCATCCACAGTCGGGAGGCTGTTCTGCCGGTTGGTGTGATCCTGCATCCTTGCCTGTCTCGGTTGTGGATGCTCTAGCAAGTGTGCGCTTGCATACCGTTGGCTGAACTCCTGGAAACTGAATGATCTGTGCCGCAGAATCTGCCGACCAATGTCTCTGGTCGTCTCAATCTCCATGCAGACGTTGGCCATCTCAAACGGACTTACATGACCGTGTTCCATCAGGTAGCGCAGCAACCCTGTCTTGCCGGATGATTGATTCTCAGGATTGCTGACTCTTGCGATGTAAAGGATCTGCTGATCAATGTCTGGTGTTGACCATTGTATTTTTGCTCTCATTTTGGTGTCACCAATCCTTCCTCAAACAGAACCAACATAGTCTTGCGCCATGCAGCCTCCCACAACTCTTTGCGCTCTTGATAGCTGAGTTTCGACCCCTG